AAAACTTCGGGTCCATGAAAGAAAAACTCAGACATTGCCTGATCTAAACACTGAGCGGCAACTGCAATTGGAGTCTCAGCTTGTGAAGCCAAGTTGCAGTGTAACGACTTGAAAATAGACATTTGATCTAAACAAGCCCAATACATGCCGTGGTGTTCTTCACCGGTAAAATCGGTGTAAGAGTATTTCTCAACAAAAACCGGATCACGCTTAATAAAATCTGATCCACTATTAGTGACATAAGGTACAGATTCAGCTTCCTTATCAGCCATTGTGTATTCAATGCCGTAATGAGCATAAACCTTCTGCATATTGGTGTGATTATATTTTGGGTAATCTTTTGATACTCCCATTTTATTGTCATCACCGTAGGTAATCAAAGCTACTGCATCATCAAAGAACCCCTTATAGTCAGGGTAAAGTGCAAAGAACACGCACCTTTGATAAATGGAGTTTACAACGCTATTGACATACACAGTTAAGTTCTGGCCACTAGGGTTAGATCCAAAAAGCTGTATGAGCTCCCCGTTTAAGTTCACGACGGGATAAGCAACATCAGAAGCAATGCCTCGCATGATAAGAAGGTCCTCGTCACTATATCCCGCTTTGCGGGCAATGTGTTCAAAAACCGTGAAAGCACACAAAACCATTCTCGCTGACATATGCTGGTCATAAGCTTTAAAATCTCCGGCTACCATTCGATCATCTCCGAACTTGCAAATATGTTCATTCAATTCAGTCCACGCAGGACCTTGAGAATTAATTCCAACAGCGCACTCAGTGGTTAGAGGCGCGCTCGACATAAAATGACAAATCGTTAGGAAGTATTTCCGAATATTATATTGCAAGGCTGCAGGTGCAGCTTGAAAGACACGAACTTTTAGTTTGGATAACTTAGTGGGTTCATCCTTGGTACAAGCTTTAAAAACAGGATAATGTCGCTCCCGACGCGCATAACACTCTCGGGCTTCTTCAGCCAAAGATAGCGTTTCAGCATCAAGGGTTCGCGGACATTCTTGTTCAAACTCTTCAGGATCCAAAGTTATGATGAAATTTTCCTTGGACTTATTGATGGGAAAACCCATAGAAGTACCAGTCTTCATTGCATCTACAAACTTCAAGCCGTCAACACCAGATACAGTTTCCACTTCTGAAAGCACTCGAACGTTAGACAAAACCCCTTTACCAAACTGTGTTGCACACATTCTATCAATTTGACCAATATAGTCATCGACAGCGCGACTTAACAGATGTTCGGGGAACTCTTGAAAAGCGTTACCAGCACCAGCTATGTACTTCTGATATGGAGCCCAATCTCTAATCTTGGTCTCATCCTTCCGACAATTTGCGGGGGGACCCCATTGCTGGGGAACACCACAATGCTCCTCTATTAAAGGCGAAATCGGAGATGTAATAACACTAGATTTGGGTCGAACGCGGAATTGCGGTAAAGAACCAAAGTGGGCAACTTGGCCACTCTCTTGATAGCGTAAAGGACTTCGCATCGGGATCTCTGGCTCCGGGACAAAACTAATTCCATAGGCATCAGTGCGCATATTTGCCGAACTAGAAGTAAAAATGATAGAGGTTCTTGAATCAAGTTGATCTCGCACCTTACTAATCATATCCTTCGTAA